ATTGACATAATACCAGCACCTGCAGATAAAGCAAAACCTGCAGCATTCATAGCTTGACTTACATCACCTAAACCAAGTTTAGCATTTTTAAGAAATTGGGTTAGTTTACTTTCTTGCGCTCCTGCTTTTCTTAAAGCTTTTCTTTGTTTTCTTTTGCTTAATTCAATAGTTACATCTTCATCTTCATCTTCTAAAACAGAGGCGTCTTCTAAGCCTATTGTTTCTTTCATGTCAGGTAAAGCAGCATCAGGTAAAGTCTTTACAAACTCGCCTATTGTATCGTCTGGTTCAGGCTTTGGTCTTAGCGCACCTTCTTCTTCACTTTTTTTTCTTATAAGACCTTTTAAATCAGCTTTCTCTAGTGCTTCTGTAACTCTTCTTTCAACATCATCTGTATCAGCTTCTATAGCAAACCCAGCTTGCTTTCTACCTCTAAAATCAGTTATTGCTCTACTAGCATCCTTTGCTTGTTTTACTAAATTAACAGAATATAAACTTGGGTTGTTAAGTATTTCATTAATAAACTCTTCTTCTTGTTTAAATTCAGGCTCTAGGTCTCCTCTTTTTTTTATTATATCAGCTACTTCTTCAGCTGTCATATCACTAGCTTTGACTAAATCGTCTTCATCTAATGAACGTACATACTCTTCTATTTCTCTTTCACCACCTCTTAATATTTTATCAGCCATTTTATCCCCTTCTTCATCCCCCATCTGTTCCCTTAGTTTAGCTCGCATTAATCTTTCTAAATTAGGGTCTGTTTTTTGTTTTAAAAACTTATCAATAACTGATTGACGTAATGGTGATATTACAGACTTTTCTTCTGCTTCTGTAGCAATTACAGATGATGGGTCTTCAATTTCAGTTGATTCATCAGAAGCAACTACTTTACCTGTTGCATCGTCAAAGTATCCAACATCTAACCATTCAAGCCTACGAACTAAACTATCATTCTTACTATAATTATTTGGCAAGTCTGTTATTTCAAATTTTTCAAAAGGATTTATATCTTTTCTTAATTCTGTAGGTGTAGTATAATTTAATTTTTGTGTTGACCATGCTTTTTTGCTTCCTTGCTGTTCTGTATCATTATAATAAGCTAAAGAAAATCTTGTTCCAGCTTCAAAGTCACCTTCTTTTAATCTTGTAAATAATTCCTCACTTGTAATACCCATCTTAGAAGACACATCATCTAAGTACGATTGAAATTTTTTATTGTCAATAGTTGACCCATAGTTAGCTGATGTTACCTGTAATGCACCATATCCACCAGCGTACTTAACACCAGTTTTACCATAATACATTACACTTAACTTATCTTCATTAGATAAATTTTCATAATCTTCTCTAGTATAGGTTTGTTTTTGTTGTGGTCCTGCAGCTCCGCTTGTTTGTTGCATAAGCGGTTTTTCTGTTGCAAGAAACTTTTTTAGATTTTCTTTTATACCTGGATAAACTCTTGCACTAGCATTTTCAATATTTTCAACAGTCCATGGTTTTTCTTGACCATTAACACTACTAAAAGATGTTTCAAGTCCTATATTTCTTAATATAGCATCTGTACCAGCATTATTAATACCAGGGTAAGTTTCTTCTATAATTCTTCTAGCTAATTCTTTATTGGCTTTTTGTGCACCACTTAATTTCGCTAATCTATCTTTTTCATTTACAGCCATATTATTAATATTAAGATACTTGTTTTACTTTGCCACCTGGGTGGGAATTAACACCATACTTTTTTATAGAGTTTAAAGCAGAAGCTATTTGTACAGGCGTACCTTCTATTTGGTATTTTTTCTTAGATTCTTTCTTATCTTTTAATATGTCATTATTAATAACATATTCATCTCCTTCTACTTCTGCTATAGGAGAACCATCTTTATACATCATTACACCACCCTGTTCGTGTCTTGGACCATATACCATACCATTAAACTTACCGCCATATTTACCTATACCTATTTGTTGTAAATATTCAGCATCTCGTTTCATTGCATCTTCTGCAACCTGAGCACGTGCTGACACAGTTTGTTGCATACCTTGATATGATAAATTTTCGCTTACTTCTTTTTCTATTTTATCTGCAATTTTTTTCTTAGCTTTTTTACCTTTTAATTTACTAACCGCACCACCAATAAACTTACCTGCTTTTGCTCCAACACCTGGCATACCAAACACAGCGCCAATTGCAGCACCAGCTCCAGCTCCTATAGCCTCACCTCTTGCTTGCCTAGCATCCATAAAGTTATCTTTAATTTGGTCTTTTACTTCTGAAGTTATTTGTATGCTATCATCAATATCAGCTTCAAAAGCTTTTTTACTATCTTTAGCTGAAGTAGCACTTGCAAATATATCTGTAGCTAAATCACCATACCCACCTACATTTGTTGCAATATTTTCTTTTTGTGCATCTGTGAGAATACCACCAGTTTGGTATTTATATATGTTATCTTTTATAAAGTTTGGCATTAGACTATTTGTTTTCTATAATATGTAGTAGCAGAAAATAAATCAAATTTTTGCTCTAACACATTATTTACTTGTTCTATTTTTATTTTTATATAATTACCTTTAAATCTTTTTGTAGCCACATCACCAGTTTCATTTGTAGTAATAGGAACAATATGTTTACCACCTAACGTTTTTGCAAAACCTTGGGTTATAAATGTTTCTTCTAAAGTATCTATATTTGTTTTGTAAACAAATTTAGTAAAAATTCCATTGAGTACATTTTGTTGCGTAAGTAGAGTAACTTTATCAAAAGTTTTTAAACTACCAACTTCTTCATTACATACAAATTCAATATGCGGCTTTACAGAATTATCGTTTCCATAAAAAAGATTATATTTTCCTTGACCAAATTGTTCACCACTATTACCACCTTCGTCTGTATCTACATCTTCATAAAAAATATCACTTCTTAAATCATCTAACATAGTACCAGTTATTGAATGTTCATATCCAGTACTAAACAATAAATTATTGTGAATACAACTAACATATGGAGAATAACTTCTTTTGCTTGTAAATATTTCACCATCTTCATCATATGCTAATGATAGATATTTTATTGATGTATCATTTTCTGTTAAATAAGATATTGAAAATATTAACTCATTAAAGTATGGGTTAAATGAAATACTTATACCACCAGCAGTAGAGCTAAATCTTGCATCTAATGGATTATCATTTACAGTGTCGTGTGTTATATCAGAATATAAAGAAGTATTGTTAGTTTTTTCTAATAAATCAAAAACATAATTAGGGTTTTTAATACTAACAGAACATATAGTTGAATTGTTAACATCTACCCAATACATTCCTAAATCAGTAACATAACCATTCATTCTATGCTGGCTACCGAATTTTGTAGAGATGTAATCATTTCTTTCTATTACAGTACCTGTACCAACTGCAGATTGTATAGCTATATTACTTCCTTGTTCAGATTGTATTAATGCTCTTGTATTAATAGAAACAACTGAAATTGCTTTTTGTTGAAAAGCATACATACTATCTCTAAATACTTTTAAGTTGTTTATACTACCATAGTTGCCATTTAATTCAAAATTTTCATTAGCATCAAATGCACTAAAAGCATCGCTTCTTGTTCCATTAATTTTTATATTAGATGCTGCTATAACATTTTTTAAATTTTGTACAGATTTTATTTTAGGGTCTTTAGCAGGAAAACTTTTTATTGAATTTTGAGCATTATATGCAGGTGTAAGTTTGTATTCATCTTGTATTTGTAAATGAGAATTATTTGTACCAAAAAATGAACCTTGCCTCATATCTACATTAACTGTTGATTCTACTGGAAAAACAACACCCTGACCATTTCTTTTTGTTGAGCCTGAATTATATTGTGGATAATGAAATTTATTAATACTTAAAATATTTATATATGTGTCTCCACCAAATACATCTAGATTCATTATACCATCTGTAATTTCAGAACCATATAAACCACATCCTGTAGAAATCCATCTTTGGTTTACAAATACACTGTCTGAATTACCACCATATTGACCTGACTCATTCGTAAGTTCTTTTATAATTTTAACATATGGTTTTGCAGCAAAGTAATTTTCATTTTTAATTTTAGGTAATCCCTGAAATAAAACACTACTAGAAAATTTAAACTCTTCAGTATCCTTAATGTTTATCATTAATGTTTTATTTCCATTTAATCTTTTCGAATCATTATTTTTAATAAGCCCACCAGTTGTATCAATAAAATTATACTCATTAGAAGAACTATAAGATTCAGTACAGTTTCTAAAATCTTTATCATGCGTTAATAAACTTGCATCAACAACTTCATCTGTTCCTACATTTTGCCCATACATTATTATTTTTTTTTGAGCAGCAATATTTGCAAAATTAAAAAATGGTGAAGATGTGCTATCACTACAATAGTATAATGAAAAAACTGAATTTTGTTTTAAATCAGTCGGGTCAGGGTCTATTTCAGTAGATGGTAAAAATGGTGCTGCATAAAATAAATTAATATTAGATGAATCTCTAAACCAACTTACATCTTCACCTGGGTCAGTATTTACTTGTATTACACCACCTATATTAGTAGGTTTATCTTCAGAAGTATATGTTTTACATAAGTATGTATTACATATTTTTAAATGTTGAGTTCCTGATACAGAATAACTTAATTTATTAAATAATACTTCAGGTGTGTCAAGTGTATATATTGGTACATCATCTGAATCACTAAAATCAAAATCACCACTTGTTTCTGAATCATCTTGTGTAAATATATTTATCTTATCTAATCCAACTCTATCTGATAAACCTTTATTCTCTGAATGCTGAGCATATTGCAGGCATTGATGTAACATACCTGCGCAAACAACTCTTTTATCGTTATCATTTCTTTCAGCTCTAACTATATTAAAACCAGAAATATTATCTCTAATAGATTGAGAAAGTTTTATTTTAAAATGTGGATACAAGATATAACCATTACCTTGTTCATCCATTAAAATATATTTATTTGGTAAAGGCTGACCGTCTGAAAGATTAAGATTATTTACACCATAAAACCCTTCTATAGTAGATACATGCCTTAAATCGCTTTCAATTTCAGGAAATCTTATATCGCCAATAGGATATGTAAATGTTTGATTTCCTTTTTTATCATAAAATTGAATTCCAAATCTATATATTTCATCACGCATATAGCCAACAAACTTGTTAGCAAATACTGAATTTTTATAATTATTAAAACTATTATCTTCTCCAGTAGGAAACACTTTATAAAAAGGAGGTATACAATAACCATCTACAGCATTACCATCATCTCCATCAAACTCATGCCAGTATGTAATATTATTTAAACTAAATTTTTTAACTTTAAATGTAACATAAACACCATTTTCAACAGTACCATCATGAAACCCCTCTGAGCTTGCTCCAAAATTTAAATCACTTGTATCTTCGTTTCCTTCTGCATATCTAAATAAAGCTGTATCTGAAGAAGCTTGTTTATATAATCCATCATCATATAAATTTGGATTTACAAATGTATTAGAGTAAGTTGCATATTGTCCACCAGCAGCAGGCGCAAAATTAAAACCTGTAGCACCAGTTGTATGTTTATAAGATTTAACTCTAAAAGTATTTATATCAGATACAATATCACTTGTAGGATTTTTTAAATTAGCAGCAAAAAGCCTGTTATCTTTTACTGCTATTGTTTGAGCAACATCCCAAGTATTTTGTTTTGTTAAAATTTCAGCTGCAGTTACCACAGTTGTATTTTCATTACCTGTATGTGTAATAGAAATTGTAGTACCATCTATAGCTTCTTCTTTTAATTTAAAAAATGCAGCACTGCCTGAATCATCTAAATACTGAATACCAATTAATTCTACTGTATCATAAACATCTGATACATTTTGTATTTCTAAAGTAACAGTTTTTCCAGAGTTATCTGACAATAACCCACCTAAAATTAAATGATATTGATTTAGTTTACTTGACTTATATATTGGTATTGGATTTGTTATAGGAGAATATGATGATGCTTTACCATCTGAAGTTTTTAATCTATACATATAAGACCAAGCACCACAATTTATAGAACCACCGTCATTTACACTTAAAACAGACATTGGTATAAGTGGTGATTTAGAAAATAAATTAAAATCAGAAACTTCATCAAAAGTTTGATACTCTTCTGGTGAAGCACTTACATTTATAACCTTAATAGGATTTACACCATCTGTCCAATATATTCTATTAAAGTTTTCATTTTCTTCTGATTTAGCAGTAACTAAATTAGATGTTGCGCTTTCTATACCAAAATTAGCAGATATAACAATATCTTTACTTATAAGCAGACCGTTTGGATGAACATTAAATTTGATAACAGCTTGAATGTTGGCATCAGCAAAACCAATACCATACATACCATCTTCAAAAGAATCAAGTGATAATAAACTAAATTTTAAAGGGTTATCAGCTGTGTAATTTATTTGAGCCGTAGAACAAACAGCACCTATACTGGCAAAATCAGAATTCATAACTACACTATTAATTATTTCATTTTGATTTTTAGGTATAAATAATAAACCTTTTACATTTCCCTGAAAAAATAATGAAACACTACAAACATCTGTAAACGTAGGTGTATTTAATAACGTTTCAAATATATATTGAATTACTTGAGCGTTTGTATAATCTCCAGCATTAGAACTATAAACTAAAGAACTTCCAAATAAAGCGGTTTCTGAAAATGAAATAGTTTGTGTAGGTATACTATTTGCTCCTGGAAAACCTATAATAATATTTAGTAAATCTAAACCATCAGCATCACCATTTTGTCCAAAAAATCTATCATCTTTAAGAACTACACTTGGTTTTACTAATACTCCTTTAAAAGTAGCAGCACTTAATAAACTGTGTTGTGATATATTTTGAACTGTACCTAAATTAGATTGTTTATTATTTATTCTTACATTCATAGCAGATGTATAAACATCATTACCTATGAGATGTTCATCTGTATCTGCACTGAGTCCTTTATAAAAAACATTTGGTTTTTTACCAGAAACTAAATCTGCTAATTGCTGACGTACTGTTTTTGCCATGTTTTAGTATTTAGGTACGTATGGTATTAACGTATTCCAATATTTAGAAATTGAACGCATTTGATTTCTTGAAGGCATATTATCATTACCTCTAGCTTGTGCGCATAATCTTGCCCACTCACGCTTTAAATCATCATATATGTACTTAGGAAGTTTTTGATTATAATAATCTCTTGCTTTATATTTATACATCAAATAATGAGATACTGCATCTTCATGATTTGCTTCTATTGTTGGATAACCTTCTTCATCTGTATCTAATGCAATATATTTTATATCAACACTTGTATCATGTGCAGATGGAAATCTTAAAAAACCATTTTTATAATAATAAGTATATGTATTATATTCTCTAGATTTTTCTTGAAATGGTATCTCACCTTGTTCATAGTAAATATCATGAGAGTTTTTTACATCTATAAGTTCTAAAAAATCAGTAGGTAGAGCAGCTTGTTTATTTGATATTGTAATAGTTTCTTCTTTACAAACAAATGTTTTAAATGTTCCTATTTTCTTTTCAGCTTCAAATGCCCACTCAACTAAGTTGTGAAACTCAGATGCAGCATTTTGTATACCTAAGTTTCTTATAACAGCTTGTACTACTTGTTTTACACTTATTCTTGGTTGCATATCAGTATTCGTTTACCTGATTTATTAATCTTTTAAATTTTCTTAAAGGTAATATTTTATACCTTTTATACTTAGATGCTCTTTCCCAAACCAATTTATTATAGTAATCAGATAATATAGGAATTTTATATTTAACTATTTCTCCCTTTTTTTCTGATTCATTTATATCTATCATCACGTGGAACGGTCTTTTATGCTGTTCTTTCTTTATATAAGTTTTTCCAAGTGATGCTGGTAATTCTATTTCTTCTTTATTAACAGCTACTTCATTTATGTATTCTTCTAAATATGCTGTTATTATTTTAAAATATGTTGAGTATGTTATTCTTTTATTTTTATATCTAAGTTTTTTTCCGATTGATTGATATATATCTTTAAATTGTACATATTTATCTTTGTACTTTTTTAGATTTAGTTCTTTCATCAGTTTGATTATTTGGTGTATTAGCCGATAAATTATACAACAAAGAAACTTCTTTAGAAATTATTTCCTGCGTTAAAACACTTAGTAATTCATCTGGTATAGGGTAGTCAGACGTATCATCATCTACATAAGTACTTATATCTGTTGGATTACTATATATTGCTTTAACCTCTATTATACCTTCTGATACTAGACTTTCATCTTCAAATACAAATATTTTATTGTCTTGTATAGATGCATATTTTTTAGATACGTTTCTTATAAACCTAGAAGATTGTATAAACATTCTATCATGGTCTTGTACTATAGGCAAAAGCTCCATAGGGCTTTCTATATCAATGCTTTCTCTAAAAGCAATGCTTCGTATAGCTCTATTGTCGTTAAAGCCTAGAACAGGCTTATATTCAACTCCTAAAGCAGATGGTGTCAGTTTGTCTATTTGATAAACAGTTTCAGATGTTTTACGACCATTGTCTGTATACTTTAATAAAAGCTCTGCACGTTTAACGTGTATCATATGCTTTATCTGTCTTGTAGATAAATTAGAATCATCAGAACCAACACCGCCTTCTACGATGTTTTTAATGTTGTAAGCTATTTCATTTAATGTTGCCATAATAATTTTTTAAAAAGAAAGAGCAGTGCAGCGAACACCACAACTGCTCTTTCGAAGCAAGGGGGAGCAAAAAGCACCTTCTATTTGCCACCAAGTGCCGTATTACGTTCTAAGATTTCCGCTTGCATTAATGCATATCTTGGGTCTCCTAGTGATTGTAATATTTTTCTTGAGGCAATTTGAGCTATTTCTTCATATGTATGACCTGCTAAATCAGTAAATGTACTTGTATACTGCAAGTAGGTCAAATCAACAGAAGTATCTGTTATAAAACCAACAGCTTTCAACTTGCCTCCCTCTTGATATATAATTGGATTATTTGCATCAGCTTTATTGAACGGGTCATTAGTGTATGCAGAATAGTCCGAAAATTGTATTATTTTAACAGCTGTATTAGGTGAATCCGTAAGTCTTGCAGATAACAACCTATAATAGATTAATGTATCGTCTGCAGTGTCAGCTAAAGAGCTTACAGAAACTTCATAAGTTGGTGTTCCAAAAATTTGACTTTCTGTTTTTACTAAAGATTCTAGCTTATCTCTTGCATCTTGATTGACTTCAAATATGCTGTAATACTGCTGTAAAAATTCATCAGTTGCCATAGATACAAAATTATTAATACTACCATTGCCCATAAAAGCCGTGTCTTCACGGTCAACTATTTCTCGTACACGATTTTGCATTGTAGTAGCATTTGTAATATCTAATGGCATGCTTTATTTATTTTTGTTTTACAACTTTTTTAACAGGCTGTTCTCCACGTAGTTCGTGTTTAATTAAAGCAAAAATATCTTTGTTTTCTTTTAACCAAACAATAACTTGTTCTTCGTTTGTACCAATAGCCTCTTTTCCGTACATAAAAGTACTATTTTTATATGTAAGATTTTTTGACTTAAGTGCGTCTATAATAAATACTCTATAGTCTTTTTCAGGGTCGAAATGTGTTTCCATAAATTTAGATGGACTATCTTGAGCAACTTTTATAATTTTAGCTCTCAATACTTCTGTGTCTGAATTTAAATTCATCTTACTTAGTTTAGCAAAATCAATAACATCTTTTACATTCATTTTAGCAGCCTCAATAATTGCTTGAGCTGAGTTTAATGTATTTTCTGTTTCTTCTTTTTCTACTTGAACTAAGTCAGTTCTATTCCAATACACATTAGTAGAAGGATGTCCTTTTAACCAAGTATCTAAAATTCTATCTCCTTCTTTATCTAAATCTAAAGTAAATGTTGCACCTCTTACACTGTGCTGAATTTCTAAACCATTTACATCTCTAAGTATTTTTAGCTTACCTTGAGCGTCTTTATATGAACCTCCGAAGCTATACATGTTTACACCTTTTTTATTTTTAAAAGTATAAATTACTAAGTTTTTTTTCTCCATTTTTTCTTGCTTTTATTTAAGTTAAAAAACACCCCCTCCGAAGAGGGGATGAATATTATTTATTATCCGAATACAACTCCGCCATCAGCGTCGCATGAACCAGATACATACCAATTTGAACCATCAGACCATACTTCAACAAAATCTCCGACAACAACACCACCTGATTGGTCAAAAATAATTTTAGTATCACTAGAAGTAGCACTATCGCTACCACCAGCACCAGTTGAAATAGTACCAACGAAATCTTCAGATGCAGCAGCTTGAACAATATCAACATCTGCAGTAACATCAGTTATTACAAATCTAAACCATTGTCCTGCAACAGCTACAGCTGGTAAAGTAACATCATGAGTAGTAGCTCCATTAAGGAAAACAATACTACCTGATTCTTCTTCAGTTAAAGTTCTATCAGCAGTTGTAGTTATTACATTAGCTAACAAACCTCTTTGCTTCAGCAAGTAATTACCTGCTGCGCTTTTTTCATATTGACGTAAGTATTTTTCTTCAGCCATTTTTTCTAAGTTTTATAAGTTAATTAAATTCTTAATCCAGAAGGTCTCAAGATACCACATGATAATGGATTACGAACAATTACACCAGACTCAGAAAGAATGTGACATTCGAAAGTATCATTACCATTTGCAGCCATCATAGAAGATGGGTCATTAGGGTTAATCATACCAGGAACATATTTCTTAACATAGTTTCTGTTGTAACCTTCTGCACCTTTTGCAATAAGTTCAACATTAGCTACACCATCTTGTACTGACATATCCATAAATACCATCAATCCAGATAATTGATTAGCAGCTCCAAATTCACCAACTCCACTTGTTAGAGTTCCTAAGTTAGGGTCATCAAAACATGGATTGTGTACCATAGTAAGCTTATTACCAAGAGCATGGTAAGTAGTAAAGTTTGCACCTACTTCTACATCTTGACCAGCTTTATCTGTAAATACAGAAGCAGCACCACCAGCACCTTGAGTTCCACCACTAGTAGTAAAACTATTTGCTAAGAAAGCTTTCATACCTTTTTGGAACTGAACCATACCTTGCATACCAGTAAATACTACATATTCATTACCAGTTGCTTTAATAGAGTTAAGAGATAAAGTAGCTAGTACATCTAAGAAAACTGACTCTCCAATACCAGTACCAGCAGGAGTATATTCAAAAATATTACCTGAGTCAATTTGTGCGATAATACCATCACCCATAACAGGAGTAGAACCTAAAGCAGAAGCTACAGAACCTGCATCACCAGGGAATTGAATATCAGTACTTGCTACAGATGATTTACCAAACCATCGGTTTAATTCTAGCTCATACATAAACTGGTCAGTCATTTGTTGCTCTTTAGTAAAGTACCATAGTCTGTGACCATTGTGCTCTACCCAAGTAACGTCATGTAAATCAATACCATTGATTTTCATTTTTCTACGAGAAAGAGTCAAGTGATTTCTGTGAGTTTCTGGATAAGCATATCCTTCACCTACTTCATCACCTAAAGAACCTTGTCCATAAGCAGAACCAATTACACCAACTACAGAACCATCTGCAGCCGCTAAACCAGATGCAGAAAAATCAAAAGCTGTAATGTGACGAACAACTACATCTGTATTACCTGTAGTGTTTATTGCTCCTACAGATAAAACTAATGCAGTAGCACCGCTTTCTTCAAAACGAATAATATCGTTTGCTTGTAACATACAAAACTCTCCATCAGCTTCTGTTGAACGAATTGATAAAGTAGTTTGGTCACCTGCAGCTTTATTAGCAGATAATGCAGTTTCTAAAACTGCTTTTTCTTTATAGCGCTTCATTACTTTCCATTCGAAAGCGTTTGCACCGATTACTTTTTCACTAGCTCCGAATCCTAATCGTTCTAGTAAGTACGTCATAGAGTAACGAGGATATAATTCAATAATCTTCTTCGCAATCTCAGGGTACTTTAGCATATTGTTGACAAGCGAGTTGTCAGCTGTGTTGTACGACGGGTCGTACTTTGCACTATATACCTTCATTTTTTAAAATTTTTAAATTAAATAATAGTTTATAAAAATCATACTACTATTTACGTAAGAAAGCATTTGGGTCAAATCCATCTGATTTTTTTGTAAATGAATTTGAACTTCTTGTATTCTTGCTTGGAGATGTAATTCCTTCTAGAATTTTAGACTTTCCTTGTTCAACGCCTTGCGTTTTAATCATCTTGAAAATTTTGTCTTTGTTTTTCCAAAGAAATGCAGCCTCCGCAACATTGGCATGAGTATCGAATATTTCTTGAGAAAAATCTCCAGTTGTAATATAGTTATATAAGTTTTTCTTTTCTTGTGTGCTTACTTTACCACCAAAAAATTCATCTCTTGATTTTATGTGGTTTTGTAAACCTTTTCTTGCCTCAACCTGTTGTCGTTGAGCTTCTCTTTCTTCATTAGCTTGATTTTCTCTAAGCTTCGTTCTTTCTTTTTGAATGTAGTTTTGCAACTGCATTCTTATTTGTGTAGCTTCTCTTTTAAGCAATCCTGAATCTTTTAGCCTTGCTATTGTATCTGCTACATAGTCTTCATCATAGTTGCTTGCTTTCATATCTGCAATTACCAACTCTTCATCAGACCCTTTTAAATATTCTTGCAAGTTTTCAATAGTATCATTATCCTGTACAGGATTTTCAATCATATTTTTAACTTGCTGTACAAATTCTTCTTTAGAGCTTGCATTAATATTTAACTCAGTACCAAGCTCATTCCAATTAAAAGAACCAGAATCAGACTCTATTGTATCCCAGTCTTCGTCTTTTGGCTTTTCATCTGTATTGTTTTCTTCAGACTTCGACTCAACTTCAATGCTGTCCCAGTTAAAATCCTCATTAGAGCTTTCTTCTGTTTCATCAGTTTGTCCTGACGCTTCAGCTTCTTGTTGATTGGTATCTTCTGTTTGTACCTCTTGTTCAGGTGTACTCTCTTCAATACTGTCTATTTCTTTAGCTGTTTCTGAACTAATAAATGCATTTGCATCAAAACCATTTTCTGTGTTAGATGCCTGCTCAATTAAATTGCTTTCCTCTGCCATTTTGCTTTAATTTTAATTTTACAAATATAATTAATTTAATAATTTAATTTTGTTGAGCTTCAGTTTGTTGTTTATTCATTTCCCCTCTGACTGCCTCAACATTAAGTTTTGTTTTTTCTTTCAAGTTGTCAGACTTAAGTTTTGCATCATTATTTATTTCTGCAACCTGAACTCTACTGTCTGCTTCTATATGTGCTATATTAACTTTATTTTGTAGCTCTTTATCTTTACGTTCTTGTTCAAGTTGCTGAGCTTGTTGAGCTTGTTGCATAGACGCTTGTTGCTGTTGCATAGCTTGTTGTTGCTGTGCTTCTTGCATTTTCTTCATTGTATCCATACCTCTCTCAAGAATAGTTTCAGCTTCATTAAGGCTTTCTGCTTTCAGAACTTTAATTGCATCTAGCATTGTAAGAGTACCACTTTGTAATGCAGATTGCGACATTTGCTGAACCATTTGTTTCATAGCATCATCTTTACCAGCATCACCTAAAAATACTCCGTAATCATTAAGTGCTATTTCAGGTAAGACAGATAAAAATTTAAAACCACCATCTCCTAAGATGTAAGAAGCTTTTTTTCCTTCTGACCAACAAATCTTCATAAGATTACATAAACGCTCTAAAACGCCTTTTTTTACCTCTGTATGTTGAAAAAACCAACCTTGTGTAGCCATAGAAGATTGAACAACGCTACGTTGTACATTTCCTACATACTCATATTGTTGAACTGCACCTTCTCTTTGTGGTGACACTCCTGATATTTGACCAGCAGTTTGTTCAAGCATAAGTTTTAATTCTATAAGTTGTCTTACAGAATTAGATAATGTAAAGTCTATTTGCTGAAACTGATTAAACCTTGCAGCTTCTTGACCTTCCATTTGACTATTGATTGGTATAATACCATCAGTTTTTAAGTGGTACATAACAGTTTGCATATCCATACCAATATTTGTTGGTAATTGAGATACATCATAAACAACGGCTTTACCACCAGCTCTTGCAAGCGTAAGCTCAATGTGATAATGAACTATGTTATACAACATTTGTACATGACGTAATAAATCAACAAGCGATTGAGAATTACCTGTTGTGTAATTATGTATACATCCTACATAAGATAATGGTGTTGTACCTACATCATCTACTGAACGCACTTGATTTGGTCTACGTCTACAGTTAACAAATATTTTACCTGCTATCTGTGTAGCTTCCCAAATATCATCAACATATCTACTTTCTACTTTATCAGATTTTCTTTTTTTGTAAGTATCACTTACAACTTTTTTAAATGGATTACGAGCATCATATTTATTTTCTGATACTTTGTATTTTATTTCTTTAATAGATTTCCATTCAGCTGTTACAATACGAATGCGAGCTCCTTTTTCTACATCAAAGTCAACCCACTCAATTTCAGAATTAAAGTCTGAAAGCTTATCCATATTATCTATCTGACGTATTTCCTCTAATACTTGTATATCTTCAAGCGTTAGCTCATCTCTATACTCATCAAGAACTTCATTAACTGTTAAAAATCTTTCTTCAGCTACCCATTGGCATTCTTCAAGATAATCTGTTTGTATAGATGAATCCCACATAACAGTACGTGGGTCTACTCGTCTTACGTATGGGTCTCCGTTTTTTACATAAACTTTATAAAATACTTTACCAGTAACTAAAAAATCTCTAAAGCCTAATCTAAAAATATCTTTTAGTCTATACTTTTGAATTAAATAATCTAAACCATCTTGACAAACTTCTTCGATAAGTTCTTTGTATTCATAACGCATAAACTCATCTATATCTTCTGGTATAGGAAAGCTATCCATTTCAAAGCTTGGTTTGTCTCCAAGTATCTTTTCAAACTTTTCGTTTATATCTTCAAGTAACTTGTTAGCAACTAAATTTACTTTAAACTTTTCTTTTCTTAGTGCAGCTTCTTTATTAACAGCTGTTACTTTTTTATCAATAGGTCTTGATGCATCTTCGTTTATAAGTAAATCTATTTTAGTTTGTATAAGCGGAAAATTACTCATACGAGCAGGAAATGGTAAACCATATTGGTCTGTAATGTATTCGTAATCTTTAGGGTTAACATGACCATTGTACAAACTGTAGTTTGCAATGTCTTTATTTCTGTCACTTAAAAAGTTATCAAGATTAGAATTTTTTGCACCCAAATATTTAGTGATAGCTCTTAAATTATCTTCGCACCACTCTTGAGTTTTCTCGCTATCAGGTATAGCCTGACGAGGAAATCCAAAGTTATAAACACCCATAATTATTCTTTATAAGGGACTAAACGCCCATTTTCACGCTTGTAATATACAAAACCTAAGTTTCTATTTTCCGACTCCCCAAATTTAACACTTTTTTCATATACATCTATGTCATGTATCAAACACAGTCCAAATGCTATAACACGGTCAGTATTTCTTACACCATAGTTGGCTAATTCGTCAAGTAAATCCATAAACCAAATGTCTTGTACATTGTCTTCTACATACTTATGAAGATATTGGTTCATAACAGATTTTGTATGTTTATTCATTTGTATACCATATCTGTTTCTGTTAACAGATTTTGGTGAATGTGCAGCTGTCGGTCTTTCTTTTAAATACTTTAAACCACCCATTCTTTTAAAATAATCTATAATACCAATTTTTGTAAACTCAATTAACATTTTAGCATTATAGTATACAGCAAGTTTTAGACAACCATCCCAAAACTCCTCAGCTGTTTTTGGTCTTTCTGTGTATTCTGCAATAGGTAAATTACTTGCAACTTCCATATTGTAGAATCTACGATATATAATAGCACTTCCTAAAGACTTAGAGCTTTTGGCTACATCTTGGTCATATGAGTCAATACCACCTATATCTAATCCTTTGTATTCTAACATAGGATGTTGTAATATCTTATAAGGACCATAACCATCAGGTATCCATTCTACATGCATACCATCACCAACCCATTCTAAAGAACCTTGTTGTATTTGGTTTTCAAGTTTGCTATCACTCATAATTAAACTACGTTGTTCGTTTATTTTTGCAATATTAAACTTAGAAGATTTAGTTTGTAAAAATGCTTCTTCTACAGTTAGTGGATAGTTTTGTATATGTAGATTATAACCTTTTTGGTTTTTACTACTTTTAAGTTGCTCACGTTCAGCAAGTAATTTTTTTTCTGCACCAGCTATATCAGATACACCTTTTTCTAAACTAAA